TATGACGGTCAAAAAGCCTATAACTAGGCGGGTTTCGGGATTATTTTATTTTTTTCATTTTTGTCACAGGAAAATAGAGAATACAGAGTAAAAATAGTATAAATATCTTGACTGGATAATTCCAGGTAAGGTATCCTCTCCATACACTTTAGGGTAATGTGGGGGTAGGTATATATAACTACTTTGTCTCTAAACTGCTAAATATATATGGGATATAGAAAAAACAAACTTGAATATGAACCCATCCTTGCTCCAGAAGATGAAGCACCCATTGAATACGCTAATCTAGACAACTCCCTTAATCGCAGACAACGAAACTTTATATGGCAAGCTGTTAATAATCCTCGGCTTACTCTCGTAGAGTGCGCTCATAAGGCTGGCTACAAAGATGCCAGACAATCGGCTAATAAACTAATGAATCATCCTGTTATACGCAAGGAGTATAACTATCTGATGAATGAAGCTAAGAAGAAGTATGAGTTGAATTATGATCGGGCAGTTCAAGATCTATATGATATTCGGGACAAGGCTTTGGAGGCCGGATCCTTTAACGCGGCAATATCGGCCCAGAATAGCCTGCTCAAGGTCGGGGGCCTGGTTGTTGATAGGAAAGAAGTTATGTTCGGGAAGATAGATCAAATGAGTCGGGAAGAGGTTGAGAAACGCCTGGAACAACTGATGGGAAGTATTACGGCTATAGATCCAGTAGATCTACCAGCTCCAGGAGATCCTGCTGAGATGGTAGATGAGGCTGATACTTTGGAGGCACTAGAGGAAGAGGACTTACAGACTGCAAGCCCTCAAGAGGTTGAAGGGGAAGTTATTTCTGATTAGGTCTATCTAGTACAAAGATAAGCACATATAAGAACAAAGCAAGCCAGAATAAGAAGGTCATGATTGGGGGGTGATACTTATCAGACACATACTTTTAGGAGAGTAGAGAAGATTTTGAATCAAATCCAACAAGTACCACTCCGTTATGATACTGATAATACGGTTATTAAGCAACTTAGCTTTTCTCCTTTATAAATTCGTTGTACGATTCAATTACCATAGGTTCTCTACCTACAACTACTTCTTCATACTTTTCTTCTCTTAAACAGTTTTGCGGATTTACATCCATTTGATAGCTTGCTTGTCTCTTAGCTTCTTCAAGAGACTTAGTTTTGATATGGTAATAACCAATAGTTTTTCTCTCCGCTCTAATCACATAAGTTTTCATTAGCTTTTCTCCTCATAGCCTTCTTGCCAATCTCTGCAAGGTTTTTGACTTATATAGAAATATGCACTTTTATCGCCTAAACGATATTCTTTGAGCATTCTTATAGCTTCTTTACGAGACTCAAATTCATCAACAGTTTCTAAGTACCCGTAATCGCCTTTTCTTTGTATATATCTCATTAGCTTTTCTCCTTGAGTTTGTTTCTAGCTTTAGCGGACTCTAATATTCTGTTCCACCTGTTGCCTTTCTTACGTTTGCTAACTAATCCATTAGCTTCATCTGGGCAAGTATCTCGCCAGGCTTTGTATGGTTCTTTAAGATTCATTGTTACAATTCCCAAGTTGTATCTTTCCAATCAAAATCCTCTTCAAGGTTTTTGGCTAGTGTAGTTATTTGTTTCCATATTTCTTCACCACTATAAAACTCAAATGGTTCATAGGCATGATCGGTTAAGAATTTATTTAGTTTATCCTTATCCCAATCTTCGGCTTCTACGGGTAGATGCTCAGTTAGGAAAGTAGAACTAGCGTAAATGATAAAATCAAAATCAACTTTCATTATCGGACTCCTTTAATATTTGTATGATCAACTTACATTTGGGACATTCAACATCAGCATCAGCTACAAACAAGTTATCAAAGATAAACTTCTTTGGCTCTGTCATTTCTTGTGGTTTTTCTATTTCAGTTCCACACTCTGCGCACATATACTTCATTATTGTTCATTAAGAGTAAGTGTAAAAACTCTCTTACCATTATCTTCCTCTCGGTCATATGCATCTGCAATTTTGTTAGAGGGGTCAGGGTCGTTCTTATAGACTTCTACATCACAAAGAACGCCTTTATACATTTCTAAAACGACATGAACTTCCATTATTGATCTCCTTCAACATAATTTTTCTCATGAAGTACAAACCTTAATGCAGATTCCAAGGGTGTAAAATCCTCAACTTCAATATCATAACTACCGCTAGGTAACTTGATATATGATGTCTCAGCAACATGCCAAACATCATCTTTGAATAGATATACCCATTCAATATCAAAGTTTATATCCATAATGAACGCTCGAAATGAATGATATGTTGTGGGTGGGTCTTCATGAACTCTGCTTAGATTAGATTTCTCTACGGTTTCTTCAAGCCCTGATTGATAGCCGTTATCCACGAGGCCTCTGGCTTTTTCTTTGGTGTTGTAATGTTTGTAAAGTGTTACTCCATTACCTTGTGGGTAGCCGTCATAATGACAATACATACTAACGATTTTCCCGTCTGATTTTTTGTAAGCGATATTGCTTCTTGTTCCCATAATTACTCTCCTCTAAGTTTGTGGGTTAATAAAAATATACTTGTTTAGATTACCAAATGTAACCAATATGTGCAACAACTTTAGGGTACAAAGTGTAATATAATTTTATAGTTATATTTACGCATATATGGGAAATTGGAAAGTTAATCGCATTTCCTTTGTCTCTCGGTCACTCTTCCATATAAAAGCAACGCATAAATCGGGTCGGGGTCGGGATTAGCTAATAGAACTGACGGTTATCGGATTCGGGTTGGAATAACACATAACACAAATGAATTACCCCCCCCCTGGGAGCTTCTGGACGGAGCTGGGAGCTGGTAGTATTCGGGTCGGGTCGGGGCTTTGTTTTCGGGGTCGGGGGAAGATTAGTAATGCTTGGTGCATAACACATGATAACACACCAGAGCTGGGGATCTGACGGCAGGAGATGAGCTGGCAGGACAAGTCAAGCTCTAAATTACTTACCTAAAAAGGTATACAAACTGTAACCATTTAGTTATAATGAAAGCTCATTAACAAATACCTATTAGGAGGGTAATTATGAAAACCAATAAAGCAGAAAGAGAGGCAATCGCCTCTAAGTTCATCAAGAGAATGAAAGAGAAGTTAGTCTTGAAAACATCAGAGTTGTCAAAGACTAAAGACTTCAAGGACATTCAAAAGAATATTGAAGAAAGGGAGAAGTTACAAAAGAAACTTAACTCTTTAGAGTTTGATGTTCGTGAGCAAATCGCTAAATACAACGAGGACAACCCCTCTGAGTATTGGAATTTAACTGAGGAGAATACTTATCGGTACAGAGGTAATGATGAAAATGGTCTTCGTTTGAAAACAGAAAGCACATATTCATTACTGCCTATTCTTATGGAGTCTATCCTGATTGCTCAAATTGGTGTGGAGACAGTTGATGAAATGTTTGAATACCTAGAGAAGGAGGTTGCCATATGAACTGATTAACTTTTTATAAATTAGCCCGACTTAGTTCGGGCTTTTTTATGTCGGGAAATCGGGGTCGGGGTTTGGATATAAGTGTGGGGCGGGATAACACAAGTAAGAAACACAATTACACAACCAGGAGATCTCTGGGTCCAGGGCCGGGCAGGTAGATCTATTTCGCCTGGTAAATCCAGTCGGGGATCTAAATCGGGAGCTGGGATGGGGGTTTTTAGCTCTGGCTAGGGAGGAGAATGCACAACGGTAACACAACGCTGGGCCAGCCAGGATCTCTGGGTCCAGGAAATAAATATAAATAAAGAGTTGACAAGATGTATCCATATCATTATTATGATGGTTCATTAACTTATAGGAGAGATCTAATGAAAATAACTGAAAAGACTACAAGATTAGTCTTTACAAATATAACTAGAAGACAGTTTGAGTTTATTCTAGAAGACAATACTAAGCTTACTGATTGGGGTATTTCCGGTAGCGAGGACGAGTTTATTTATAATAATAAACTTGGGGTTGTTGGTGAATGGAAAGAAACAGATTCAGAATCTGACGGGTTTGGCGTGATGTATCCAGTTAACCTATTAAGAAAGCCAGAATTTGAATCAGAAGAACTCTGGTCCCCCTGGCAACACAAATCTTGGAGGAAAGTATAATGAGCGAGGAGCTGAGAGAAACAGAAAAAGAACTGCGCGACTTGTGCAGGAGATATGCGCAGGACGTTTGTAACGGTAAGATGATGTTTTATGATCCTGATGGGGATGGTGATCCGCCTTATGAGGCCTACGATATAAAGTATACGATTGACGGAGATGGTACCTACCTAGGTGTGCGGCTCCAGTTAGCCGGAGGCGGTCCTTCCGTATGGCTGGACACGTATCATGAAGAGATCCAGGGCTATTGGTGGGGTGATTCGTGTAAGCTCATCATATCGGACTTTCAATATATAGATGATTACTGGCAAGAACAGTACGGATGCTTGAAGTAGCAATAGTTTTGTACCTGCTGGTATTCCTAATGGCCGGTCGGGATCGGGGATGAGTAACCATCTCGGGTTCGGGCCTGCTAGCCAGCAGAGTACTCTTACACAAGGACAGATCTACCAGCCAGGGACGGCAGGTTGGTCGCCAGCTTGCCAGAGCAGGTGTAACACACCAAAGATGTGGAGTGAAAAAAAGATGAAATAATAGTAGACAGAATGTATCCACCTATGGTTTAATAACACTATCTTTAATAAACGACTTTTAGGAGGTCAACATGAAAATAGAGATATTGTTATATGATGAAACTGGAACCGTAGTTGTAGGTAAGGCGATTGAAACCAGTTGCCAAAGCCTAAT